CGCCCGATTCGCCGCCCGCGCATTTGCCAGCCGCGCTTCCTCGACTGCCAACCATTCAGCATCACGCTCTGCCGCCAAGCCCGAAGCCGCCGCTAGTCTGTCCGTTTGTTCAGCCAGCGCCGCCTCTTCCGCCGCCAATTCATTCGTTGCTTGTATTTGCGCTTCCGCAATCTGTTCCTCGCTAAAATGCCATCCCTCAACAAACCCAAAAGAGGCACGCTCATTGTCACTACTAGCCTCACCTAATATTTCTTGAGATCGTGTCTGAATCTGTGCCTCTCGCGCTTGCCCCTCTAAATCGACTGTGCCACCTTGCGCCGCCGTGATGACATTGCCCAAGCCGAACTCGCCAATCATTGAGGTAAGTTGGTACATTTGGTCCAAGGTTGTAAGTTGCGACTCCATCCCTCCTGCGACGAATTCCGCGATCTCCGCTTTCGCATTTTTGGCGCCCGTCGCCAATCGATTAAACGCCGTCTCACCCGTATTCGCGGCATCACCGAGTAACAGCAACTTCTCGCGCCCCTGCTCAAGTACCGCTTGCGAGAAGGCTTCCGACATATCGTAGCCTTCCTCTTTCAACTCAGCCACCCGTTGTCGTACCGCCGCCGCGTTGATACCCAATGTATCCAAGCGTGCAAATGAATTATTCAGCAGCGCCGCATTCAAGTTCTGGATACCCTCAGTCGCAGACACGCCCATTGCCGCGCTCAGTCGATAACCCAAATTAACCAACTCGGCTGCTTGGTCATTGGTGGAAGCTAACCCGGTCAGCAGTAGGGAATTTGCCCCGCGCATCAGCGTCATGTCATCCACCACGCCACCCGTGACTTCCCGCATATTTTCCAGCGAACGCGCCGCCGCTGCTGGACCGCCGGATAGCTGATTGAATGTCGTCTCAACTGCCGTGACTTCGCGCCCTAAATCGCCCAACTCCAGCACAGTGTTGGCAATGCCCATCGCCGACAGACCCAAGCCGAATTGTTGCAGCATACTATTGACGTTGCCGAATCCCGTTCGCAGACTCCCGATCGAAGTCTCCATCCGAGTCATGCTGTTATTCGTATTGGCAGTATTCGTTACAATCTGCCCCAACTGTTGATTGACTTGGCGCAGTTCATCGCTGAGATTATCACGACCATCCAGCGTGACTGTGATTTGATAATTTGCTGCCATGCTTATCCTTTAATCAACAATCTCCGCCTACAGTCCCCCAGCATCTGCTGTAGGGACAGCATCTATGCTGTCCGTTGGGGTGAGGGCTAAATGGGGAGAGGGCTATAAGTCCAATGCCAAGCGGATGAGTGTCACAGCTTCGGGCGTGTTCGCCTCTTGTTTGAGGAGCGTATCGTAGTATTCAAGCAACTTCATTTGGCGGCGATAATTCCAGAGCACCCAGAGTTCTTTCTCACTCACTGGCAATTGCGCCCACTTCTTCAGTGTCCACCGATTCCGTGAACACACCTCCATGACCATTCTCAGATACTTGTCCTCCTCGAAATCGCTCCACCTTATCGCTGATGCGCCCCATCGTCATCTGCACAAGCGTGTTCATGGTTCGCGCCAGCGCATTCAACATACCAGCATCCAGCGCACTCACCGCTTTCATCTGCTCATCAGCACCCGCATGTTTTAATTCAGGGAAGTTGCCAGCTTCAATCAGCGCAAATGTCAGTCGCCGCAGTGTCCGTTGATTATTTGAGAGTAGCAACTTTGCCTCGTATGCCGCACCTGATTCTTTATCCCAAGCAGCTTTGCCATTTTTCATGACGCGCACCATCTCCGGCTCCGGCACAGGGACTTCCATCCCTAGCTCATTCCACTCCACCCATGACGGTACACGCAGCGGCACAACCACTACATCCTCACGCGCCGACTCGCCTTCTTTTTCCGGTGGCAGTTGACCGCGTACAATCGCAATATCTACGGTCCGCGGCTGCAAATCATTCAAGGTCAGCATTACAACGTCACTCCCGAATTGATAGCCAGTATCAGCGCCGTTGTTGTTGATAACGCCAGCACCGCCAGGGATATGTAATCACCTGAACCTATGTCAGCAAATGGCGCAAGTCCACCCGCATTCAGCGAGACATAGTAAGTCACGCCCTTGGTGAAGGAAGCCCCGGCTACCGTAATCACTGCGCCCGGCAGCGCGACGGTCACATACTCACCAATCGCCGCGTCGCCCACGGCAATACCTTTTAGCTTCGAGGAGGCTAACACATCAGCATCGGTCAAGTTGAACTTGCCACCGTTTGAGGAATCTTCATAGACTCCCTGACCACCACTAATCGCCACCTGCGCGACTTTCGTGAGTGTTGGGTCCCCAACACGGCATATCACTGCACCTGCCGCAATCACTACATCAACCATATCGTCACCCTCCTAGGTGATAACCGTCCATGTTGGAGCGCCATCGACTTCCAGCGCCAGCGCATGTTCGCCCGGATTAGCTTCGCCCGCCGCCGCAACAATCAGATTGTACGAGCCGGGACGAATTTCCATGTCATACTGGAAGCTGCCCACTGCCGCATCCGGTGTTTGCACCCGCAGCGATTTTAGCCCCGCCTTATTCACAATCGAATTCAACAGCCAGTGGTTGATGATGTGATGAGCGCCAGCAGCATCCACGCTGCCATACACCGTCATCGTCCCTTTGACCATCGCTGTTCCCTCAGTCGTCGGGTCAAAACGTTTACCCAGCACCGAGAAGCGCCCGATTTTGGTTTCAATGTCCGTCTTGACATCTTTGACGTAATCGCTGATATCCAGCAGACTACCCGCCGTATCATCCAACTGGACAATCGCATTGTCTTGACCGTTATACGTCGCCATTATTCACCTTCCTCTGTAGCGAGTTTCGGCTTGCGCTTTGCCGGGGCGAAGGCTGGATAATCTGTATTCTCCGCGGCTGTAGGGACATGCAACGGCGTATCCGTTAACGGCGTGTCCGTTTCTCCAAACACCACCGGATACATCTCCCGCAGATACGCCATTTCCCGCGTGTCCGGCGTATGCTCCACCAGCACGCCCCAACCGCCTTCACTTGACGGATTAATCAGTTGTGCGAATATCGCATCCGGCACAATCTGAAACCACTGCACCGGCACAACATCGCCAATGTTCAGTTGGTCATCCATGCGCCGAATACCCGCTATATCCGTACTCGCACGCGGACGCGGATTCGTTACTACCTTTACAAATTTGGGTCTCTTCATATCCACCTCATGGAATAATCTCATGGACGACCAGCGTAGCCTTCGCCCCGTGATAAAACTTGTCGCCATTAATCGGGAAGCGGAACACGCCAATCTCGATATCAATGCTCACAATCTGCACATGCTGCTTATAGCCGAGTTTGTACATAGCACGCATTGCATCCACGTATGCACCCTGATACTTCACCAGCCAGTACATATCGTTTTCGATCCCACTGCCATCCGTTGTTTTGTTGTAAAGCAGCAAATCAGTAATCGTCCAATCGACCTGCGTCTGATTACCGAACGTCATTTTTATCGCTTTACGCCCTTCGTTTTTATCGGAGAGCGGCGAGATAATGCGGAGTGGCGTACTGTTCACAACCGTACTCGTATCCGCCAGCACGCGCCCAACAATCGGCGTACCTTCGATGTTGATACCCACCCCGGCAATCGCGTTGTAAATATCGACAATCAAGCTGCCCATTACGCCCGTCTCCGGTAATACTCATAGACCTCTTTGCCGAACATCGTCCATGCAATCGGCAAATAGCGTGTGCCGTCCATACTTTGCTGAGGTCTATCGGTTTGTAAGAGGTTGTCACCGCGCCGATGAAAGCAATACAGCACCATCTCAATCGCCGCTTGTTTCACATCCGCCGGAATAGCAACCGCGTAGCCCCACTTGCCCGCAACCGCGATAAACCCGTCATCAGCAAAATCCCAACTCACGGTTGAGGCTTCTTTGATTCGGATATAGCTTTTGCGTTCGTAGCTTCGCGGCATCAGGAAGTATTCAGTCGCGGCGATAGCATCCCCATTGCCATTGGTCAATGTCGTAATGCTGACGAGCGTATCATCCAGCATCAAATCACCAATCTTGATACCACCGTCATACTCGCAATCAGCGATATCAGCAGCAGCGAAGTAATGCGTTGCATCGGCAGCAGGCACAATCAAGCGCCCACACTTGTTATCCATCAGCGCCGATATACTGTCAATCAGGTCATCGAGCAAACCGTCATTGGCCGTGTCTTCTTCTTTAAATACGCCAAACGCCCGTACTTCAGCCAACGTGCAGTAATCCGTCGCCATTACGAGTACCAGCCTTTTGTAGGGGCATAGCGTGCTACGCCCAAAACCAGATGCAGCAGCCCAAACAGCGGGTCAACAGAAAATACATTATCCAGAACTGGAACATGCAGCGCATACAGCCCTGCTCGCCAATCCATAATCCGTTTCAGTTTGCCCAACCGCTTCAATGCGTGCATCTGCATCTTCTCCGCTTCATCCAATTCCCCTCCCTGCATCGCGGGGAGGGGTTAGGGGGGTGGGGACTACTCCACAATCTGCGCCACAGCCGCCAAATCAACATACTCCGGCGGTACAAAATGCGGAATGCCGAGTGCCACTACAGAGACATTCGCACCTAGCGTGCCATCGGCAATTGTAACAATACACGCCACTGCAACATCACCTTCGTTGAGTTCGTCTTTCGACACATTCAGAATCTTGATTTTGTTGTCGTCAGTCGCGCCCCACTGAGAAGTAGCCTTGCCTGGGATGTCTAGCGGGTTCGTGCCAGCCGCATCATCTGCACTTTGCAACTTCGCATTAACGGTAATATCGGTTGCGCCCACCTGCACAATAAACATCACGCGCTGCCATTTGGCCATGTCCACCCAGTCGGTTGTGACCGATAGGTTGTCTCGCAGCAGAGGGAGAGCCTGTGCAGCAATACCGATGTAATCACTCATCACTTCTGTTCTCATCGCAGCACCTCTATGTCTTATTCTTGATAACGACGAACGGCGAGAGTTCCCATGTTCCATCAGCCAATATCACGGCATCCGGCATAATCGGCTTACCGTCGATATTCTTGCCGAAGTACCATGCCACCTTACCCTCATCGGCATGACGATGTTCTGTGAAGAAGATGTACAGCCCTTCAAATTCAAAGACAACATACTTGTCCCAGTCACCCAGAACAATGTACCCATTCGTGCCGAGCAGCGGCAGATGCTGGCTTGTCATGTGCGGATAGCCATGGAACATCGTCGAGATGGTCTGTCCGCGATTGCCAGCAACGGCTGTATTTTCACGCACGAACGGCGCGATACTGGTGTAAATCGAGTTGTGATACACCCATGAAATTTTGGTGTTACCTTTTGCCAGCAGGTGTGCCATCATCTCGTCCGAGTCCGCCGCGACGAACGTGTTGTCGGTATCTTCCTCGACCAGCACCTTGCCGTCCCAATTCAGAATACCGAGCGGTTCACCCGCGCCAGTCCCGCGCAAAATTGAGCGTTCCTCACGATTACCGACATCTTCAGCGATTGCGGCTTTAAGCAGCATTTCAATCATGCTTGCCGCTTTCATCTGTTCGCGTGTCGCCTTGACTACACCGCTTGCAAAATCGCTTGTGTCATAATGCAGTTCATCCAGCAACATTGTTTCATCGCCGTATGCAGCACCTTCAGCACGTTTCTGACTGGCGATACCGCTTGCACTTGCCGAGGAGCCGCCACTGGGCGTAACCCGATAATTGCGAATCGGCGCTTTGCCCGATGGTGTGGGGGTTGGCACACGCCGCACCATGCCCGACAGCCCGGAGAGCAGACTAATATCCAGCCCCAGCCCTTGCAGCGTCGTTTCCGGGATGATGTACGCCCCTTCCGGACCACTGCCCGTACTTTGCAGCTTCATCTCATAAATCTCCGTGAGCCGCTTCATATCCTTACGAGCAACGGAAACCATCAAATCACCCACTGATTTGATTGCCTTGTCAGCCGCGCCGCCGTCCACGGTGAAGTAGCCACTATTCCGAATCATCGGGCTATCTTCCATGAACTTCAGCACCTGATCCATCTTCTTGTGCGACTCCTCGAACTTCTTCTCGAAACCGTCCTGTTGGTTTTTCAGCGCGTCTAACGCTGTCTTCATTGCATTATCAGCCGGAGAAGAATTATCGTCCGGTTGCGTCGGTTGCTCACTCATAACGTGAACCTCCATAGATTTCTTATCGGACAATCCATGCGCCCCATCACTTGCCGCGCCCACCGCTTCAACTGAAGCCTCTGGTGTTTGCGCCTCCGGCTGTTTCAAAAGCGACTTTACATTTGTCCGCTCAATTTGATTCACATCAATTAGCGATTGCCGCCAGTCATTCATAATCAACGTGATGCTCGCATCATTGCCGAGGGGCCAGTTTTTGACTTTGCGCCCTTTGCCTTGATGCTCACGTTCAACCAAATGACCCGGCACACCACTAGACCAACCCCAGTTTTTACCCTCTTCGACTTTCCGACGTTGGATAAGTTCTAGCACCATTGAGTCATATTCCTTAGCTTCGCTCAGGTGATGTTCAATCCACACGGCACGCCGGTCTTTCGTGAGTTTCGCCTTCCCCTCACCCAATCGTGTCTTGCCGATAACAACATCCATCCCATGATTGAAATACACCGAACTTTCGCCCTGACCGTTCTCATCAAGGTCATAGTCAGCATCTGCCGTGAAGAAGTCCGTATCAAAATCCCGTTCGGCACCATTACCAAACAGAACTAACGCACCCTTCAAATGCCAGATACCATTGCCAAGGCTCTTAAGTTCAATGTCACTGCCGAACGTGACCAACGATTTTTGTTCGTCTGTCATTGCTTACCTGAATCAAAAAGCGGATACATTTACGATTTTCAGTATACCCGCCGCAAAACGAACCTATTTGATTTTATGTTTTGTAGGGGCAAGGCGTGCCTTGCCCAATGGGGATGAGGGCTACAGAACAGCACTTATCCGGTACTAATCCTTCCACAGCCGATACACTTCATAGGCAATTTTGGGCAATGTAAACAGCAGCATAATCACCAGCCCTTGCCACGTCCGCTGCAATAGCTGCATCTGTGACCATTCTGGATTCTGCCACCAGACAATAGTTACCCACATTACATAACCAAACACCGCCGAGTATGCAATCACATTCAAAATCAACTGAATTCGCTTCTGTGAAATCATCGCACATCCTTCGCCACTTCACTGTTGATGATGTTGAACGCATTATCGCGCTCATCATCCACAATATCCTCGACCTTCTTCCAGCCCGTCTCTCGATGATACACCGACTGCTCATCGCCCTGCACATAATTGATATAGCCGGCATTGTTCCCGATAACCTGTGTCAGCCCACCATTCCGCGCTGAAATCTCCCAACGCAGCCCCATCCGTTCCGACCCCGGCGAAACACCCCGCCGATACGGAATATCAATCGCGCCCGACTTGCTTGCCGCCCACAGGTATCGAATCTGTTTCGGCGTTAAATATTGCCCGATTTGCCGCCGCGACACAGCCGGATACGGCCCGACTCGCCCACGCAGATACAACGCAGCAGCCGCCAGACCGCGCAGCAGACCATTGCCGCGCAGCATCGTAACGACCTTCGTATCAACCCCGCCCATATCCGTTGTGATTGGCATTTCCGTCCCCTGTAATATCAAATTGAAATGTGATTATGTAAGAATACTTTTAATATCTGCAAGTGAGGGCTATGCGAGGTATTGATACCGCACCCCACACCGACAGCCTGTATGCGCCGGAGGCAACATAAACCAGCTTGTCCCCTGCGCCGTATCATGCCTTGGTCCACACACTCGACACACAAACTCATCCAATCGCGTTTCCCATATTGGAATCATCGTCACCCCGGCAGCACCCAATTGTCGCGCCACCCACGCCTGACCCTCAGCCGCTGACCGTGTTACTTCCGTAATCGCAATCGTATTCGCTCTACCCGGCCCATATATCGCAGTGAGTCGTTCGCTCAATTCCTGATTGTTCATCGGTGCAGCGAAAAAATCTGTCAGTACAGAAGACAATCTATCCCGACTGGTAGCATTGATATCTGTCACAAGGTCGAAACCGTAGGCTTCTGCCCACCCTTGTGCGGCGAGTTCCAGCGCATTCTCATCCAACCCGTATGCCAGAGCGTCCGATAATTCGCGTGCCGCTTCAATATACGCCGCCTCTAATCGTGGACGAATCGCCTCTTCCAAAGAAGCTGCAAGATTATCCCATGCGTCCAACGGCAAATCGGCCAGTGTTTCACCGCGCCCCAGCGCCGCTTCCAGTTGCTCCGATATCAACCGCCGCGAATCCCGAAATGCCGGAGCCAGCGCCCGTGCCGTTCGCTCCTCAAGCTGATTCTGCAACCCTTCCGTAATCGTCATATCTGAAAATCAATCTTCGCTATCAAGTGTCCAATCTAGATTGAGCAGGTCATCGCTAATCTTGTTATCAAAGTTGACAACATCAGCATGGACATGAAGCTGCACATAAACTCCATAGCCATAGTCACCGGGTTTAAACTCCAGCTTCAACCCTGTAACCTTATCCGGGTCTAAGCCAAGTGCCTGACAAATCTTCTGTGCGAGTTCACTAGACTCAACTGTGGTGATAGTTTTTGATATCTTTTCGGTATAATCACCGTCCGTGTGTACCATCAATGCACCTCCACATACTGCCGCGCATCACTGAAAATCAGCTTCACATCATCGACACTCGCCGCCGCTTCCAACCCGCCGATAATCGCGCCCTTCAACCCGGCTGGAATCAGCGCACTCTCAAATGCCAGCGCCTTCTCTGGCTTGCCTTCATCCCAGCGCTTAACCGCCATCCGCTCCCACTTCTCAATATCACCGACAGCAGCAGTTTCCCCCTCTCCAAAGCTGTGTGAGGAACGAACCAGCGCCAATGAGGAGGGGGTCAGGGGGAGGGGTAAGTGTTTCGCCTCATCCCGTATGTCCTGCCCCGTCTCGACACCCTCACCAACCGGAGGCTTCAACGTTCCCCCATTCGTTGGCGCTGACTGTCCCTGACCCGGCGTAACAAAATGGTCTACGGGCAGCGGGTCCTTACCCAAATCCTCCCGTACCTCATTCACACTCAGCAAACCCGACGTGTACAACGGCACCATCGCATACGCCTTTTCCGATTCTTGCCGTTGAAACGCTTCAAGCCGCTTCTTCACAGGCAGCAGATTAAATCCCGCCTGACTAAATAAGCGGTCATTCAACTGTGGCGCAATCACTTCCCGATAAAATGGCGCGATGGTCGTGTCATAAAAATTGATGATGTCTTGTCGCGCCGTCGCAAAATTCGCAGCGTTCGATATAATCAACGACAATGGAATCCCGAACGTCACCGCAATATCCTCACGCTGTTGATTGGTCATACTTTCCAACGCCATATCCTTGAGACTGTTCATTAGGTTGAACACTTCAACATCGCTATCGATCGGCGTAATCTTGAAGGCATTACGGACACCACTCATCATCTTCTGAAAAACATTCGTAACCCGTTCCTTTTCATCCTTTGCCAGGGTAGAAAACCCCTTCACCTTCACCAGTGTCGGGTTGATAGCCCCATGCTCAAAATAATATGCAGTGAACTTATCCTTATTCGCCATGCCTGTTGCCGCCAACAGTGCCGTGAAGCCCACACCCGCGCCCGGACGATTTTCCGAATTATCAGACGGCATCCACAACCACAGCAGTTCATCCAACTCAAAGCGCTGCTTCCCATCCCGCGCCCCATAATTACGCAGGAAATGTGTCAGTTCGCCCGTTCGCCCGTCGTATTGCGGCGCAATACTCGCCGGGTGCAGTCGCCGCCACTGCTGCTTATAGCCAAAAATATCCGTCTCGTATAGCGCATACGCCGCTCCGTATTTATCAATGTCGCGTGTCAGTTGACCCAACAGGGGGAAGATGTTCAGCACAGGCGGGATATCGTCAGTGTTCGCTTGTTCATTGTAAACAGCATTGTCGCCGCGCTTCAAATCGTAAGGCATCTCCGTTACACCGTTCGCCCGTAAATCCAGCGCACGGCGATACCATCCCACTTCTCGATACGCACGGTCAACTGGCAGCCGCTCGACATCGCCGCCATAGCCGAAATCCGCCGCCGTGAACTGACCCAACGGGATTGATTTCAACGCACTGCTGTTAATCACATTAATCATCAGTATTCATATCCTTCGATGAGAATGCTCTGCGAAACCGTCGCATTGTGATAAGCGAGTGCCAGCGCATCCGCCGCATCAGTCGAACGTCCAATCCGCTTCCGAATATCATCCTTACTTTCAACCTTTATCCGCCCATTGCTGGTGTACGTCCACAGCGGCGCAGTCAAATCGCCAATCAAAAGCGGGTCATCCGGGATAGCCAGAGCATTGGGGTTATCCGGGTCTAATGCCTCCCGCAATTTCCACCAGACCGCCGAACGCAAATTTACAAACATCAACTCACCCGAACTATCCGTCGCATCCGTCGCCTCAGCCACATTCACAGGCAGCACGCTATACCCCAATTCGCGCAAGCGGTCATACACCCCCGCCCCAATGCCAATGGTATCAATCGCCACGCGCACATTCTTACCCACCGTCGCGGCGACACGCCCCGCTGTCTGCATTGTACTTTGTTTCGTGGTATAAATTAGGGATTCCAGCACGCGCCCCACCAGCTTGGCAATCGTCGTTTTGTCCTCACCATAACGCGCCGGGTCAACACCATACCACACACGACCCTCACCCTTGCCACCACATTCATGATGCCGCTCGACTGCCAACTCCACCCAGCGCAGCGGAATCAGCGCATCACTCGCATCTTCGGCAAACTCACCCAGCACACGATTCTGATAAACCGCGCTGTTCTCACCCCATTGTGCCTTGCGTTGTTTCGCCCACGTCCGGCTGACACGTCCGGCTCTAATCGCCTCTTCCAGTGTCACATGCCGCACCCACCAATCATCAGTCCCCGGCTTGCGTTTGTGAATATCATAAAATCTCCCCGACGGTTCGCCCGGCGTACTGATTGCCAACGCATAGGCTTCAGCATCCGTATCCTCACCCGCACCAGAGAACGCACCTTCGGTAGCATCCCACGTCGGAATCGGAATCGCCTTCGCTTCATCAAAGATATAGATAAGAAATTTGGCATGAGCGCCCTCAACCAGCGACGGATTATCACTCGCCACCGCGAACGCCTCTGCGCCCGCCAGCTTGATACTCTGCTCGAACAATTCCTTGCCGTGTCGCATCTGTATACCAAGCAGTGACCAGTCTGCTCGTCGCGCCCACTTCCTAATTTCGGGCCATGTGTAGTAAATGAGTTGCCGCCATGCCGATGCGGTTGTGACAATTTTCACATCATCGCCATGACACGCTATCCCCCACAGCACAATCCACGCCGCGAGTGTTGTCTTGCCTAGCCCATGCGGACCACGCACTGCCGCCCGTTTGTGGATGACGAAATGCCGCAGAATAGCTTCCTGATAATCGGCAATCTTTTGAACCCGTAGCACATCCCGCACAAAATCGACTATCCCATCCGCCGAGCGATAACGCGCCGCCACATCATCCTGCGCCAGCGCCTCCGCTACAATGTCATCAATGACTGACATTTAATCATTCGCCAACTTGGAGTAATCCAACTTTGAGAGAAAGGGCAAACAACCCTCGCCATGTTCAGGACATTCTGGCAATAGCTGAATTACTTCCCACGCCACGTCATAATGACGGTTGATATCCCGCACATATCCGACAAATACTCGGCATTCTCCATCGGTGAGATCACGTATCGCCAACGGGTCAGCTTCTACCGCCGCCCATAACTCATCAATATTTCGCATACATCCTCCAATTGTAGGGGCAATTATCAGGCTTCATACCCTAATTGCTTTAAGCCGTCCGCTATTTTGAAGCGGCTATCGTGAATACGGTTGTATACCCCTATCGGCAAAGTGCGTGTTTCTTCCAACCATTCGACCAGGGGCTTAAACCGATTGCGTGGGAAATTGAACTCCATCAGCAGATGAAGCAAATCGGCAATAGTTAACTTGATATTGGCGTTTGCATTGCGGCGGACAATTGCGCTATCGGCAATCGCCTTGCCTTTCAGTGACAGAATCGCTTTGAGGATGGCATAGTATCGTTCGCCGCGTGCCAATCGAAAGGCTTCCAGCAGCTTGTCATAATCGAGATTGTAGCAATGTGTACAATCCTCATATTCGCCCGTTTTAGAGTCCATGAAATGCCCTATGCCCTTGCAATTCCCGCACGTATATTGATAGCTGTTATCCGATTGGATTTGACCCTTTGCGACTGCCATTACTAACATCCCCCCGGCTCTAATCATCATGCCGTGTCTCCGTAAATACAGGTAGCAGGTGCATCATTTCATCTTCCCCTCTCCATGCAATGGGGAGGGGCTAGGGGTGGGGATTTTCCTTTTAGCCGCCGCCTCAACCAGCTTGCCAAACACCAGCGCCGGATCCTCACCAATCGCAACCAGCGCCCGATACGCCTCCATCACCACCGGCAGCACACCAATAATCTCCGTTGGCAAATCACGCAGCAATCGCATCTTATCCACAGCGATAGCAGCCGCCGTCATCGCACCCGCGCCCGACGACTTCTCAACAACATCAGTCTGCATCGCATGACGCACATACCGCTCTGCCGCCAACTCAAATAATTCCGCCAGTCCTTCTTTTTTCTCTTGGACAAGTTTTTCCGGCGCTGGCTTGTGCTGATTCTGAAACCAGTAGCGCAGCGTTCGCACGTTCGGTCTGTCACCTTCCAGCTTGTCATACACGCGCTTGATTGCCGTTGCATCCCCCGCATAACCTTCAGCAGTCATCATCGCAATCGCCGTCGCCCGATACTCATCACTATACTTCGCCATACATCACCATCTCGCCTACATCGTAGGGACGGCATTCTTGCCATCCGTTGTGGGCATCAGCGGCTTCCACCCACCCCGTAACCCCTTGCGCTCCACCTGCCCCACCCCTTCATAATTACGCAGCACATCCCGCACATGCGCCGCACTCACATCAAGCCGCTGGGCAATCTGAACCGTCCGCACGAATAAAAAATCCTCAACATACAACTGACTCAGCACATCCAACACCATCCCGGACGCTGGCGCAATATCATTGCACCGCTTTGGTTTCCAGCCACCACGCCCTTGCACAACCAGTCCCGCCACTTGCAGCTGCTTGAGATGCAGCCGCACCGTCCAGTAACTCCGGTCCTGCAAATCCGCGATTGTCTGTACCTGCACATACGACTGTGACCGCCGATACACATCCAGCAAATGCCGATACGTACACTCATACATATGTCGTGGTCGCCAGCCGCCGCGGACACCCTTCCGTACCACCAGCCCCGCCGCTTCCAGGCACGCCAGTTCCGAACTCGCTGTCGAAAGCGGCACATGCGCTCGCCGCGCCACTTCGCGCACATGGATATAAGACAAACGCTTTGCATACAAAGCACATAAGCCCTCATAAACTTTGACCCGCTGAGGCAGCATATCGCAACCACTCCGAATTAGCTATTTCAACACATTCTAATCCCCACTGTACCGAAATATTGGATAACACATAAACAGAAAACCCCTCGCCATCGCTTAAACTACAACTCTTCTTCGCGCTGCTCAATCCATTCATCGACCATATCTCGAAAATACGACCCCGGCGTATCGCCTATAATCGTCGGGTCTTTGACCCTATAAATCGCCTGTTTGACCATTGCATTTAATTCATCATGCGATAGTCCTGCTTTCAAGCCGCGCTCATAATGCGGCTGGATGAATCTATGGTAGTCCCGCCGCACGAGCAAAATTAAAATGATAGGGAAGCTGCCAACGATTAGTGCAATCAGCACTACGATAACCGTATTCCAATCAAGTGTCTCATTCATCCTCTGACCTCACCAGTCCAATCAACCCATACGAAGTAATCGCCCGGCTGCAACTTGAATGCTTCACACAAGCGCATGAAGATATTCATATCCGGCATTGCGCCATTGTCGAGTCGGGATAAAGTGGAGGCGCTCACGCCAGATACAGCCTCTAAGTCTCGCAGCGATTCGCCGTCCGCCGCGGCGCGAATATCCTGCATCAACTTCACGGTGTTAAATTCCAAAGTCGTCTTTTTCAATTCCACTCACTAATCCCTTTCTCCATGACCGGGACGAGTCACCCCGTCCCCTTCAATCCTTTTCCCAATTCTCTAGCGGCGTACCATACTGTTGACCGGCAGCCGCCTTGTCCAATTCCTCAACACACTTGGAAAACGAGCGCCCGATGTAGAAACCATCGAAAGCCATGCAGTCTTGAAACTTCCCGCCAATTTTCAAGACTGCCCACTCCACCAAATGACCATCGAGACCAATCTGATTCACGTAGGTATCAACGGCATCATGCAACCAATCAATTGAGTAGTCAGGGTCACTATCAACTACAATGTCTTCCTTAAAATCCAATTCGGTACACCAAGTAAGATGACGATGGACCCATTCATCATCCACCTTGACGATTTCGCCCTCATCCGGAAAAATATCAATCTCTGCACCGTTGATTTTGCAGGTGTAGTCGCCTCGATCCTCATTCGATAGTCCGCACTTTGAGCATTTAAAATTCACCGTATCCATCACTCGCCGACCTTCACACCACTGCCGAGCAGCACCAATGACTTCTGTTCGACAATCACCTGTGCCACAGTCTTATCGCCATCCACCAGCAAATATTGCAGCAGTGGGTTACTGTACGGGTCATGAATGCGCGTCGTGAACGCGGCTTTAAAATATTCCGCACGATTGAGCAGCGCCATTGCCAAGACCCGATTTTTCTTATCAACTGATTCCTTTCGCAGGGGAAGCGCGGCAATGTGCATTCGTCCACGCGCCCCACCGCCGAACATAAACTCAACGATGAAACCGTAACGCAGCACATTCTTTGCAGCGACGGCGTTATTGAATCTCACCGGAATCATGCCTGTTACAATGCCGCCATGCTTGCCTAGCCAGCGCGATAACTCACTCTGGGCATCGGTCACAGAGCGCGTCGTCCGATAATTCGGCGCAGTCTCGCCCGTTGCATCCTCGAAAAACGGCACTTCGATTTCAGTCTTCAGCGCGTCGCTGTCGATTTCAAAATCCCACATCTGCTTACTCCCCTCTACCACCCCGGCAATCGCTTCTGCCCGGCGGCTTCTAATTTTGCGTTCTTGGCTGTAATTCGCTCTTTGCGTGCGACTGCATCTTCATACGGCTTGCGGCAGTCCTGACACAGCAACTTAAATCCGTTCGACACATAGCAATTCCGCACATCTGCCCGAAACGACATGGCGAGAGTATCATCATCGTTGCCCGTGCCACTGCCGTACCAATTCGCGCCGTCAGCAATATCAAGGCTGATGCGGTGATACAACTCTGGATGCCGCCAGTAAATCTCGTCATGAATAACCGCGCATTGCTCACAAATATTCACGGCTCAGAACCTCACTTTCACTCAAAACATCAATGAGCATCTTAAAAATCGGATAAGCCACCTGCGGCACAACGGCATTACCCAACGCCTTCACCCGATTGCGGCGATTCGGTATCTTGCCACATAGACGCGGTGGCTCGCCATCAAACTGCGATTCATTGGGACGTGCAGGAAATTGATGAGCCATCAGCCTATCTCCGTCCAGCCGGGCGGTAGACCTTGAAGCATCTCGATCCAAGCTGGATTCAACTGCGCGTCTGGAATTGCGGAGACTGCTCGAATTTGTGCCGAAAGCCCGTTTTCGGGTATCTGCGCGATAACCCCGTTCTTTAGAGCGTCGTTGGCGATAGGGGTATGCCAGTCTTGTTTCTGCTCGTAGTATTTGACTGTCTGACCGAGATTCACATACGATAAACCTGTCGGGTTGATGTATTTCAATGTCCCCGATTTCGTCACATGCGTCTTGTCCTCTGGTGGCATCTTGCGATTCTGAAAATCGTGTGCCGTTGGCGTAGCCCACACAGAACCATCGATTGCGCTGGTGCGGCGCTCCGGCATCGGCAGCCGATATAATGCCCCATTGCGCGTCATACCCCAATCCGGTAAGCGCCGCAACAACTTCAGTTCCCCCTCGTCCATCATAAGTAATTGCTGCAACATTCTCCAAGACAACAGCAGCGGGTCTAATCTCGCCAATAAGTCGGCAAAATTCCCACCATAGACCAGAATTCGCGCCTTCGAGACCGATACCTTTTCCAGCTTGAGAGATTTCGGTACAGGGAAAGCCGCCGAAAAGGACATCAACGTATCCAAGTTCTTGTCCTGTAAGTCCTCGAATATCGGCAAACTGAGTTGCGTTACTCCAATAGTCTGCGGCATGTTTCGCTAGTACCTTTCTGCAAAATTCGTCTATTTCGACCTGAAAGCGAATATCAAAGCCAGCCAGTGACGCTGCCAAATCCAGTCCACCAATACCACTAAACAAACTCCCGGCTGTAATCACGGCTCAATAACCTCAAATCGAACACTCGCCTCACGACCTACCACATCGCGCAGAACTCGCGCCACATTGCGGTAAAACCGATGCTGCAACATATCCCGCGCATAACTGTTGTGAACGCCGACGACAAAACCATCAGCGCCATAATCCAGCAGTCGCGCCGAACGCAACCATGTATCAAAGCTGGCTCTATCAAGCTGCAATTCCAACTGCTGGAAAGCGGCATTCCAAGCACGCTGCGCCGTGTAGCCATCGCTGACCATCACGGCTAATCGTTCATTCGCAGGTTCCGGCGCAGCATTGGCGACGGGTTTTAACTTTCGCAGTGTATCGCGCCAATCCGACTCCCCCACCCCACTATTTTCAGGCGAAATCGGCGGCTCTTGTGCCGGAATATCCGTTACAAACTCCCGCTCGTCTACGGGAGAGGGGCTAGGGGTGAGGGCTTTCGCTTGATTCTTCAACGCACCAACGAGATACGCGACACGTTTCTCTGGACGCACGCGCTTGGCATCCACCGCACTCTGGACATCGGCAATACATACCCGCACAGCCGCCTCCGGCAGCAGCGCATACGTCACGGCGCGTTGCCCCGCAACCCCCGCTTTTTTCAGCAATTCAATCACGCGCAGCTGTGAGGGTTTGCTCTCCGGCAAGTCGCTTTTGAATTTAACAATCTTTGGCAACAAAACAGGCGTGTCATTAACAACCGGTTCTTGTTCTTGTGTAGTTGTTCTTGTAGTGAATCTTGTTAATGTTGCGCTGGATTCCGACGTAACGTTACGCTGGATTCCGACACAACGTTGTGCAAGATACATCGCTGGCAATCCAACAACATCCGCCAGCCGCCGCAAAAATTTCCACAGGTGCAGCGTGAAGTGCGTGGTATTCGCCTTGCCTGTGTGCTTGACCGTCATCAGCACGCCGCACTGCGGGAACACATCTTTTTTCACGCGGTCCACCACACTGCGTTTAACCCGGCATTGCTGCCACCAATCTGCTTTCGAGAGGTAGAACTCGCGCCCTAGTCGCCCATGCCAGTACAGCACCCGCTTGAGCATTGACCCGGCGGCGGCATCGTCATAGGCAAGCGCCGTCAGCAGGGCATCCAAGCTCCGGAACTCGCTGGTCTTGAGTGTTCTGACCAGCACTGCCAGACTGTCAAGTAGGTCTAGTAGGTCTAGCTGTGTTGAAGGGGTATCCACCGCTATGCGAGCTAACATGACTAATCCTTCTTCGCCATCTCAAGTGCCACTATCAGCACCTGTTGTAGATGGTCATTGATGCGCTGTTGAATCGCGTTCATGACTTCCTGCGTGGCGCGGCCGTAGCCCTTGACCATCTCTTCGACAGCCGCAATGCCGCCCTCTATGAGAACCCGCTGCAGTCGCAGCTTGTCCAGTAGGTGCAAGTCAGCCAGCGCATCGACCCCCGGCGTGTCCAGCAGTCCGGCTAAAATTGCTATGCCATCAATCACGTCAAGCGTGGTTTCGTCAAATGCCGGGAACGCCGCGGTATCGTCGGTGAGCATATCATCATCAATCACCACGTCCGCAGCATCGAGAATACGCCACACGGCATAATGGCTGATACTGCGTGCTACACCGTCATCATCAACGGAAAGCCACCGCGGATGACTATCCTTATTCACGCGCTTAATTTGCCAGCGCCGATACTCGTTGTCATGTATCCACGCGCCGACCACTAAATCATCCTTGCGAATCGGCGGATATGGCGACTTGACCTCAACTAATTGACCCGGTTCAAATCTTGCCGCGAGTGTGTCTTTGTACTTGCGTACCACCACCATATCGGATGCGATCCCTATTACCACAAATCGCTCATCCTTTGTTGAGCCGACAATTGATTCAACCAGCATCCCGACTTGTAATGCGGGTGTGCCGTGCGCCATGCCGAAGGGCTCCCAGCGAGTCGGCGCATTTTGTTCCCCTCGCTCATCGAGAGCAGGATCCGGGGTGGGTGCCTTACTTGGCGGCTTAAACAAATCCAGCTTGTCGTTAGCGATTGCCACAATCTTGTGATACGGCACTTGCAACCGATAGCCCGCGGGCGTGCGGCAGATAAACGCCTCACCGCCATAGTGGACTTCCTCAATCAGCCAGTAGTCGCCCATGTCGCGCTTGATGACTGTGCCGACGGTCAGCAGTTCTTTGGCAATCGCAGTTGCTTTCGTATCGTCACCATCTGAATTATGAGAGCCAGATGAGATGTTCGGCACGCCGAACCTTAATGCCGCGACTCTAAGGTCTTCGAGCGTGAACGACCTCTGTAAAACAATCGCACGCAATGTATCTAGCGGCAGTCTGCTGAAATCGACCAGCGCCCGGAATGCCCAATCTTCCTCATCGGCACGTAACCAGAGGATGTCATTGACCCCATCGACCTCATTGTCATCCGTCAGTCGCAGCAGCGAGCGGTACTCGGCGATGGTATTGCGCTTGAGTCGCATGGCGGATTGGATGCGTTCACTCATGCCCTTCGGTATCGGATGATGATTGCCGTTTGCCACCTGTGCGTAGAAGATGCGGTCACAACCCACGACTACATCCTCATAGCCGTTGTAATTGGTCTGTCCACCGCGCAAATCCATGATGAGCAGTGCCAATTGCCGCGCCTTCTCAATCGCGTTCAAATCGCTGCGCTGCATATTCTCGTGTGCCTGTCGCCATACGCTCTCGGACGACTTGCTTTCAATCGCGGGGATTTTGCCGTAGGTCTTATCGACAAGGTGATTGAGCAGGTGATACGCCAACCAGCGCCGTTCACCTGATTCGATGACATAGCTGCTGCCGCGGCGGATAATACTAATCGGATTCACCAGCCCATCACGCTGAATCGATTGCGCCAGTGTCAGCAGTGCCATGAATTCATCAAAGTGCGGATGGCTTGTCTCTGACTCGATACCGCCCCGTCCTTTGAGAATATCCATCACCGGAATCGTTGTGCCGGCTTTTTGCTCGGCGACAGTTTGCCAGTGGCTCAGCAGGTCAGCCACCTGTGCCGGGTTGCCATCCCAATTGCTGCGAATCAATCCGGGAACTGCGCGGCGCGGTTGCTGACGGTCTGCCCACACGCTCATGATATCGACAGGTTTGCCAATCATGCGCCCTGTGTCTAAATCCGGATTGGGCTTAATCGACCCGTAGGTTGTCTCGTCCAACTTCTGAATATCAACCTCATCCGTAAATGCCGCACGTTTGACTGCTTTGTTACGCTGTGACATAAATCCCTCTTTCCACTTGCTGGACGAGTGACCAGCATTCCTCGGTTGCTTCACTACCGGCGTCTAGTTTCCACACAGGTAACGCCGTGCCTTCGGTTTCGGTCCACAACGTCCGCAAGGGAATCGGACTCCATACCTTGTCGCCGAATTGCTGCTTGAGTTTCGCCAGATTGTCAATTTGTTCTTTGGTCGATGTCCGAAATTTCATCGGCACGATGCCCAAGACTTCAATCGGTGGCAGGTCATAAAAGCGTTTGCGCCCGCCGTCCGCACCTTGCTTTGACTTGATGCTCTCGCTGAGACCATCGAAACTGCTGTAGGCGAGTTCGGTTGGAATCAGCACATAATCCGATGCCACAAAGAACGTGGCGTGCAGCAGCGACGGCGTGGGCGATGTATCAATCACCACCAAATCAATCTTGCCCGCATCGCGCAATTCATCCAGGCGCCGGGCAAATATCGCGCCGTCATTCGTAGTATTCGCAATGTTGCGCGTCTCTTTATTGCTCGGCAGGACATACAATTTCCCGGCACGCCACGCCGGGACGCTGTAGCGTTCGCTGTCCACCTGCCGCGTCAGTTCCGACCACTCACCATCGCGGATGAGCAGGTCATACAGTCCTGCCGACTTCGGGAAACCGCAGCGCAGTGTCGCGTGTCCCTGTGCATCGGCATCCACCAGCAGCACATTATGTCCCTGTGCTGCCAGCCCCGCGCTGATATGCGTGGCGAGTGTCGTCTTGCCGACCCCGCCTTTTTCATTCAACAATGTGATAACTTTCACAATGACCTTCCTTATATGTATATGATGGTAGGGGCGCAGCGTGCTGCGCCCGATTGCCTAACGCTGAGGTCTAATACTCAATCTCATCGTATTTGATCTCGAAATCGTCATCATCGAGATCGTCATCATCGAAATCGTCATCATCGAGATCGTCATCATCGAAATCGTCATCATCGAGATCGTCATCATCGAGATCGTCATCATCGAAATCGTCATCATCGAAATCGTCATCATCGAAATCGTCATCATCGAGATCAATCCACATCTGCGGATTATCAATCGTCAACAGACATTCGCTCATGAGAATCGACACGCCGTGTTGCTCCAGCAAACTGCTCACTTCGTGTGCATCGATGCCAAATCGTTCGCTGATGTCTGCAATCAGCCGCGCCCGTTCATCGTCCGTGATTTCTTTCAGGTCGAGCATATAGACGCTTTGCGACTCATCGAAACCCGGTAGATTCACCGCAATCGGAAACGGACTCAGCACACAGACTTCGCGCCGACCGAAAACTTTCATGAACACATCTGCCCGTTCCGTACCCTCAAACACTGTGACCTTAAAATCTTTACCCATGCCATTCCCTTTCCTCTAAACCAGCCCCTATAGCTGGATAAAAAACATCCTATTTCGGCAACTTGTCCTGTGCCGCCATCAACTTCGCCAGCTTCGTCCACCGCTCGTGATATTCCTCAAGCGCGTCTGCATCGCGGTTGAATACCCGCACCCACTGCATCACCCCGCTCATGCACTCATCAACATTCGTCTTCGGAATAAGTTGCATATCCTCATTGAAAAAATCAACTAACTCCTGTACCGCTGCTTGAATTTCTTCGTCCATAGTGTTCCATTTCTCAACCCATTTAGGCTGGATAATATTTTGAATTCGCTCTATTTCGGCTTTTGCACTATACTGATAGCGCCTTTCTTCACCGTTGGGCGTTGCCGTGGTGGGCTTGCCCATCGCGGCTCCAACTAATCTTCGCGGCTGGCAGCGTCCCAGACCTGCTCTTCAAACAATGACTCGGCTACATTCCGTATAACTTCATACAGTGTTGCGAGGCGCGGCTCTTCAAGTGTCGTCATCTTACCCGCCAGCACATCCAATACACGCATGACATCCGTTACTGGAATCTTGCCATCCACGGCGATGCGACCCGCCAGAATGCGTCGCGCCAATTCGTCGCCATGTTTACGCCACGTACCGACATCATGTACGGCAATATTGCGCTGTCGTGCCATTTCATCCAGCGCAGCTTGCGCCCCGGCGACAATGACATCCAGCTTGATATTGATGCGTTCAAGCATCTGGACTTTTTGCCATGCTGCATCGAGCGCCAACTGCATCTCTTTGTTATCGACGGCGGCATTTGCCAACTTGCTAAAGTCCACTGCAATCGCCGCCATCAGTTCGTGTGTGGCTTGCACATCACCAACACTTAATGTCCGTGTCATGCCTGTCCTCCTGCCGCCAGTACCATGCTCGGCACAAATCGTTCCTCTGTACTCGCTGCCCGATACCGACTAAGCCGCTCATCAGCCGCTTGTCGTGCAACTGCCAGCACCTCAGCATTGCCAGCCGCGATAACATCCTCGACTAGCGCATTGCCGCGCAGCAAGTCCTCGAATGAGTTGTGTTCGTCAACCAGTGACGGAATCGGCTCAGTCTTTTCATCGGTGAACAGGGTCGTGGGCGACGGCTCACAACCAATCAGGTGTGTGAAGCGATACAGTTGCGGCGTTAGATTACCCGCCTGTATCTCAGTCGTAATCGCCGCAATTTGATACCCCTGCGGAATTTCAACATCATTGAAGCCACCACCGCCACCCATGGTCATGAGTGTCCGCAACTTCTGCCTCCCCTCTCCATCGATGTGCGCGGTACGAGTCATCGGCAATGGAGCGGGGTCGGGGGAGAGGTTAGCCTGGTTCGGCAGGGGAGTCGCAGCCGTCTTCAACAACTTCACTTGCTGCTGATTAGTCGCCTCAAGCCGCTGGATTTTCTTCCGCGCATCCGCTAATTCCGCCGTCAACTTTCCGGCATCCTCAATCGCCTTCATAATTTCATCCGGCACCTGCCCTATCGCACCAGCTTGGTACTTATCCAACTCACGGTGCAGTACGGTCAGGTCTAAATGCGCCGAGTCCAATGCGCGTTGCAGTTGGACGTTATCGCGCCGCAACGCCTTGAACGTGTGTTCGTTTATCTCTCCTCCTGGTTCGGGAGAGGGGTCAGGGGTTGCCGCGTCATCCGCCACAACCGCCTCGCAGTGGTCGAGGATATACACCTGCTTGCCGTTTAGGGTGCGGAAAACAGTCGCACCGCGATAACGGTCTGCTTTGAAGCCGAGATCATTACCTACCTGTGCAACTGTCCCCTCATCACCCTCATCTAATGGATACTGGTCGTGCGGCAAATCACAGAGCAACCGCGCCCGTTCGCCAGCACCCCATGTATGTAGCTGCGCTTCATCGACTTTTTGCGGCTGGTTTGCCTTTTGCAACCACAGGTGAACATCTTGTTCGCTCAGTGTGAACGCCTCACCGCTTGCAGAGAAGTCGGTTAGATTTGCCCCGCTCCCCGCCTGCAATTTGACATCCGTTTTCCAGCGCCCAATGACTTTCACCGTTTCACCCGCTTCATTCGTAAGCAGCGTGTCGATGGGGTATAAGTCATCGGTAGGGACACACAACGGCGTGTCCGTTAACGGCGTGTCCGCAGGGGAACTGACAGGCGCAGTAAGGCGTTGCAAATCACCGACACTGATCCATCCAGCGCGGCGACTCGGCGTATAAGGGAATGTCACCTTAACTGATTTGCCATGTGTGGCGACGGCAACTACCTCGCCCTCCGCGCCGTGGTGTTTCACCTTATCCCCTACGGCAAGACTACGATTACCCAACTCACCCATCTGTTTACCCTCCGTTCCGCTTATTTTTTAATATAGTTAATAACATCTTAAAAACTTTATTGATGGAGTACCGCACTATGTTACTGCGCGAAGCGATTGACATCTGGTTGTCGCAACACATCGCCACCACCCGTGAAAGTTATTCCCGCCCCATTACCTACATGCTCAATCGTGTCGGCGCGGAACTCGAACTGGATGACATCACACCCGCCGATATGGTGCGCTACTCGCGCTACATCTTGGAGCGTGAGGATTACGCCATCAAGACCAAAGAGAAGCACATCAAAACCACTAAGACCTTCTTTAATTGGCTGGTCAAAATGGATTTCTTGCTCAAGTCCCCGGCTCGTGTTCTCAAGACCCCCAAGGTGCCGCGCCGCGTCAACCGCGAAAAGGCGATAACCGATGCTGACCTTGAAGTGTTGCTGGCTTATCTCCAACTCGACCAGAGCGCGGCAGGTGTTCGCAACTATGCGCTTGTGCGCTTCCTTGCTGATACGGGCGCACGCGGTGGCGGGGTAGTCGGCTTAAAAATCGTCAACCTCTTCCTCAATGAGATGTATGCGCTCATAGTTGAAAAGGGGAATAAGGCACGCAAAGTTGCTTTCTCGGAAGAGTGCGCCCGTGCGCTGCGTGTGTGGCTACTGCGCCGCCCCGCCATCAAATCAGCTTATGTCTTCCTGTCGCTGCGTGGCAAAAACAAAAAGCTAACCGTGAATTATGTCGGCACGATTCTGTTTCGGGCGGTGCAGTACGTGAAGCGCGATTGGGGCTACACCATCCAGCGTGCTAATCCGCACAGTATGCGCCATCGTATCGGTCATAAAATGGCTGATGAGCGTGAAACACCACGGGCGATTGCCGATGCTCTGGGGCATGAGCGCATCATGACCGCTCAAGAGAGTTACGTCGATTACGACTTTGAAGATATTGCCGAGAAAGTCCGCCGTCATTCACTGGCTGGTCAGCGTCCCAGATCAGCCGAAGAAAAGATTATCGACCTCACAAACCTTGATGACCGTTTCGGGACAAAATAACCCTTCAGCTTTGAAGTCACGACAAGGGGTCGTGGGTTCAAATCCCGCTGCCCCGACAAACAATCACATACAAATAGGGGTGAAGCTAGTTCGCCCTTTTTGTGTTTGCATGATTTTGTTGCCCCGCTTTTGGGGAATATTCTTTTATTAAAGAGCATGGCGCACTAGCCCTTATCGGGGAAGCCGCCGTGATTTTTTACAGTTGCCGCACTTGCCGGAGGGTCTGTTCAAAACGCCGGAGCGAGTGCGGTTTCGTTTTCAGGGGATTCTTCATTCCATCCTTGAGCATCCTCCCACATAAACAAGTCACCCGGTTCACAACCCAAAAACTTTGCCAGCGCGTCAATTTGCGTCGCTGAATATTGCGAGTTTCGGTTATGTATCCAATTCTGAATACTTGTTAATGAAATACCTGTATCGGTTTCTAGCTCTCGTCTCGTCCAAGTGCGACCCTCGCGGCGCTCTTTGATAGCGAGGAGCTCGGCGAAACGATTGACAACGCGCTTTGGCATGTGTTTCTCCTAAACTCAGACTTCATATTAAAG